GGTAATTTTCCGGTCCTTGACCAAAATGGTCGTCTCCGGAACAAACGAAATGTCTCCAGGGAACCTGGGGAATGCCGTTTAGTTGACGAAGAGTCTCGAAGAACTCTTCATCAGATGCTTCCAGCATACCATGCTGATAGCGCAAGAGGGACTCAGCATCTGCACAAAGATTGTGCAGAGTGAGAACCGCTTTTGCTCCCGGGTCACCCATTAAGATGCCCCGGGATGTGACTCGATCAAAGTTTTCCTTGATCGCATCACCCTCATAGGTACGTCCCGAACAAAGTAGTTCAGCACATACCTGGAAGTATGGGTCGGATGACCGACCAATACCTCTATGAAAGCCTTCTAGCATGGCTAGAGAGTATTCATGGACACAGTAATCTGTGGCCGTCGTAAGATCCGAAGATAAAAATCGGACTTGCGGAGGTTGAGCGACTTTAGAAAGTCGTTTAACCCACTCGAACATCTGCCAGCCTCTGGTCAAACCAGAAGCAGCAGAAGGGTGCATTTTCATCATGCCAATGACGTGATGGCACCAGGGCTGTAGTAACATTGTTACCCAGTCCTCTGCAACCGTAACGACCCTGGATTTAGCTCCAGGTTCGCCGATCGCAGACGGCCTGATAGAGGGCCTTACTCTACCAAGCCTGAGGGTATCGTTCGAAACGAACGGCGTGCCCTGCAAGCCACCTTGCAGGATACCCTCCTCGATAGACCACTGTAAAAGTTGAAAGCCTGTGGTACTATCGAGCCCAAATATGGGATCCGAGACCTTGAAATTTTCAAAGTCTAGGTTCACACGATCGTCGGATTCTCCGGCCTCGTGTGAGGCATCATGTGCAAGTTCAGACCTGCACATGGTTTGCCATATAGGTCGATCTGGTAAAGTCCAGAAAGATCTTTGAAACCAGGTGGTCGAAACGACCTCTGATTTCGGGATGGTAGCGGCCCAGCGGCGGAACTTTGCTCCGACCTCTGTTGCCCTACCTCCATCTTTAACACTTACGTCGAGAGAAGCGCTCGAAGTAAGTGAAAGATGGCCGTTGGAGGTGTATCCCTCCTCAACGGCCTTCCGTTCACACAGACGTCCTACGAAGTAGGAGAGGCGCTCCAGGATTCTCCTGCGCACCTCCGTCACAGTGTGAGATGAGTGAAGAGTCCTCGAGTGTTTCTCGAGTGACTCGAACCTTGTCTTGCTGTCCCCAGCAGGGAAGCCCCTGCTGGAGGTGAGGTGGACAAGTCGTGTTGCCTCGACTTTTGTCTTCACCCCGTGAACCGTGACTGGTACCAACCACGGTGCGAGCCTCTGCCAGAATGGCGGAAGCTCAGGCACTTTCCACGTGCCATGGAATCCAGGGAAATCTCCTGGAACCTCCGGTGCTACAGTCTTTGACTGTAGGGCCAACCACTTAATAAGAGCGGAAAATTTCTTCCACTCTTTCGTCACTCTGTCGGTTCGATGAGAACCTAGAGAATAAGCCCAGTGTATAAGCTTCTTATATTCTGGACTGGCGGACCAGTCTTCGAC